TAACCATGAAAGTCCTTTAAGAGGTGCAGATTTTATAACAAGAAAAGTCACTATGGGTCTTGCAAAATGGAAGAAGACAGGTGAACATACGTTAGTAGGTAATTTAGACGCAGTAAGAGATTGGGGTCATGCTGAAGACTTTGTTGAAGGTATGGTTAAAATGATGAATATGCAAAGACCAGATGATTATGTTCTTGCAACAGGTCAAACACATACCGTTAGAGAATGGATTGAAAAGTGTTTAGAATATGCAGGTATCAAACCATTGTGGGTAGGCAACTCTGTTTCTGATTATGATACAGGCAGATTAATATTTAAATCTGATACTAAAAACTTTAGACCTGCTGAAGTAGATATTTTAAAAGGCGACGCTAGTAAAGCAAGAAAAGTGCTTGACTGGAAACCTAAACATACAATTGATACTCTAGTTAGAGATATGGTTGACGCTGATATGAGAAGATATGGATAAAATATTTGTAAGTACATTTAATAAAAGTTTATATAAATCTTATGCTCATAGATTAATATCTACATATACTGCTACACATCAAACAACTCCTATGATTGTTTATGTAGAAGATGATATAAAAAAATATCCTAAACATCATTTAATAGAATTTAGAAATCTGTTTGAGAAAGAACCATTAGTAAAACAATTTGTTGAAAGAAATAAACAAAGACCATTTGACGCTTACTATAAAGACGCTTGTAGATTCTCATACAAAGTATTTGCTCAAAAGGCAGCTAGTATAGAAGAAAAAGGTAAAAGAATATTTTATGTTGACTCAGATTGTGTATTTCAAAAGAAAATACCAGATCAATGGTTTGACAGAGTATTAGGAGATAAGTTTGTTGCATTTTACGACAGACCTAATCAATATACAGAGACAGGTTTTATAGCATTTGATACAAGAAAAGAATGTACACAACAATTTTTTGACAAGTATGTTGAATGGTATATTAAAGATACGGTCTATGATTTACCTGCCTATACAGATTGTCATACATTTGACGCTACTAGAGCATATATGGGAACATTTAAAAACGATTATTCTGAACAAAAATTAGGTGATGGTAAAAATGCTCACATTATGGCAAGACACGCTTTAATGAATGAATATATAGACCATAGAAAAGGTAATAGAAAAGAACAACTTAATAGTCCAGAATGGATTTCACAAAGGATGTAATATGGGAATAAAAGCAGGAAAGATATGGGGCAAAACTGAATTGATACACGCTAACGGTGTATTAGAATTTCATAGAATAGAATACAAAAAAAATGTTGCGTGTTCTAAACATAAACATGACTATAAATGGAATGGGTTCTTTGTTGAGTCAGGTAAGATGATGGTTAGAGTATGGCAACAAGGAAGTCAACAAGGTCTGATAGACGAGACAATATTAAATGCAGGTGATTTCACTAGAGTTAAACCAGGTTTATACCATGAGTTTATAGGTTTAGAAGACGGTGTGGCATTTGAATTATATTGGGCAGAGTTTAGCCATGATGATATAACAAGAGAGACTCAAGGTCATGCTGTAAACGAAGATGTAGCAGCAACAGACAGAACATTTGAGAATGAATAATGATTAAAGTTTTTATAGGATACGATACAAAAGAAAAGGCAGCGTTTACTACCTTATCACATAGCATAATACAGAATAGTACAAAACCTGTATCTATTACACCAATTGCATTAAGTAATTTAAAAGATGATTTTGTAAGAGAAAGAAATAAACTATCTTCAACAGAGTTTTCATTTAGTAGATTTTTAACACCATACTTAATGAACTATCAAGGTTGGGCATTGTTTATGGATTGTGATATGTTAATGGAGGCAGACATTGCTGAACTATGGCGATTAAGGGATGACAAATACGCAGTGCAAGTTTGTAAACATGATTACACGCCAAAGAGTAGTGTTAAGTTTTTAAATCAAGTGCAGACGGTTTATCCTAAAAAGAACTGGTCTAGTTTTATGTTGATGAATTGTAAGAAGTGTACAGCACTAACACCTGACTATGTAAATAGAGCAAGTGGTTTAGAACTACATCAATTTAAATGGTTAGAAGGTGATCACTTAATAGGAGATTTACCTTTAGAGTGGAACTGGTTAGCTGGTGAATATGAACACAAAGATGATATTAAGAATGTTCATTTTACAGAGGGTGGTCCTTGGTTTAAAGAATATAAAGAATGTGATTATTCGCAGAACTGGTTTAAATATTATAATGATACAAGGGTTTGAAACTAGAGAAATAACAGACATACCTATTAGAGCATTTGTCAAAAGTGCAGATGGCACTATTCATAAGAAAGTTAAGACGGTAGATCAATACGAAAACACAGAGTGGCCTACATTTAAAGACTTGAGCGTACCTATTGCAGTGTTTGGTGTATTAAGAGGTACTGGTGATCTAATCAAACATTGTATGGCAAAACCACAAGTGTTTTTTTACTTTGACCATGCTTACAGATTTGGCAAAAGACATGGGTCTGGATTACTAAATGAAAAGATTTACAGAATAACCAGAAACGACTTCTCATTAACTTACATTGATAAATTAGAAAAAGACGATTACGACAGAATAGAAAAGTATAAAAAACATATAGATATAAAACCTTGGAAAAAAGAAGGCAAATATATTTTAGTTTTACCACCATCAGAACACGCAAAGAAATTTTATGGTTGTCCTGATTGGGAAGAAGATACATTAATGCAGATTAAAAGTGCAACTAAAAGAGAGATAGTGGTTAGACAAAAGAACTCAACAGACTCATTAGAAAAACAATTAGAAGAGGCATTTGCCTGTGTATCATTTAATACAACAGCGTGTATAGACGCATTATTAAATGGTGTGCCTAGTTTTGTAGATGGTATCTCATGTGGATTACCTGTTTCAAAAACAAATTTATTAGAGATAGAACAACCACATTATGCAGAGGATAGACAAAAGTGGATAGATAGTTTACTTGCTAATCAATTTACAATGTCAGAAATAGAAAATGGTGTTGCATATAAAAAAGTAAGTGCATGGAGATTTGCATGATCTGGTTTTGTTTAGGAGTAGTAATAGTGTTAATTTTTAGAAGTGAAGCACCACAATATAAAAGTGAAGAAGATAAGTTTAAAGACCCTTGGAACTGGACAGGATTTGGCGGATGATTATAACTCACAAAATGAAATGGGATAAATGTTTGTCGCATGAAATATGGCCACACATAGAAAAAGGTTGGCAAGATGAAGATAAAGAGATACATTTTTTTTGGGGATTAGGTGGTGCAAATAGAGAACTAATTAAAGATTGTATAGTCAATAAAAAAGAATGGTGGTATGTTGATGTAGGTTATTTTACTCAACAGATAACAAGATACCCAGCACCTAAAATACATGATTACGATAAGACATATTTTAGAATAGTTAAAGGTGATATTCATACTAATAAAGGTAAAGTAGGACCTGGTAGAAGAATAGTTGATTTAGAAAGTAAAGGTATTGATGTCACATTTAAAGGTTGGAATATGGGCGAAACAAAACACATATTATTATGTCCATCTTCAGATACGGTGACAAGAGAATGTAATGGTATGTCGCAAGACGAATACATACAACAAGTCACAAAAGATTTAAAACAACATACTAATAGAGAGATTAGAGTAAGAAATAAACCACGACCAGGCAATGAGTGGTGGGAAACAGATATAAAAGATGATTTAAAAGATTGTCATTGTTTGGTTACAAATATGAGTTTGGCAGCCATAGACGCAGTAATGAATAAAGTACCTGCTATATGTGAGGGTCAAAATGTTGCATGGCCAATAACTTCAAGGCACCCTAAATATGTAGAAAAACCTTTTAGACCAGGCCGAAAGACAATGAACGAGTGGATTAAATTCGTAGTAGAGAATCAATTTACAATAGAAGAAATGTCTAATGGCGTGGCATACGAAACTTTAAAACATCAATATGGGCCAGAATAATTTTATATGTGTACTTTGGGGTGCAAAATATTCAGAGAAGTATGTAGAAACTCTTTACAATATGGTAAAGAGAAATACTACTTTACCTTTTAACTTCTATTGCTTAACAGACCGAGATCACAAAGCATTTACAGATAACATTAAATCAATAAGAATACCTGACCCACAATTACAACACTGGTGGAATAAAATGCACCTGTATAATCCTGAATTAGGTTTAGAGGGCAATTGTTTATATATTGATTTAGATGTAGTTATTGTAGGCAACCTAGATGAGTTTTTTACATTTGGTAAAGATGAAGATTTTTGCGTAATTAGAGACTTCGGTCAACCTAGTACAACAATAAATTCTAGTGTATTAAGATTTAATCAACAACATCATAATCATATATGGAAAACATACATTGAAAGAAAAGATACGTTTGATAAATTACATGGTGATCAAAATGTAATTACAGATTTGATGTGGGAACACAAACAGAAAGTTTACTTTCCTGATGAGTGGACATATTCATACAAATGGCCTGAAAGAGGCAAACCTAAAAAGTACGACAAATATAAACCTGATCAACACCCATTAAAAACAGATAGTAAAATATGTGTGTTTCATGGTCACCCTAATCCAGACTATGCCATGAAGTATCAAAGTGGTGAATGGATTAAAGATTTATGGCGATAGTAGAAGACTTTGATCCTGGTAAATACTTACAAGCAAAGAAACGATATTGTCCTAGATACTTTAATGGTCACAGAGGTTTTAACATACCTGTACAAGTAGTTGACATAACTAAACTTACATATATTCCTAGAGAGATAGGTAAGACATATATTAAACATCATTTAATCAATCCATTAGTAGTGTGTAAAATAACACCTGAAAGATGGCAAGGAGAAAAGATAGGTAATATACCTTATAGAAATCCTAATACAATTATTAGAACTAATGAAGATGGTTTTATATATGTGGCAAGTAGAGGTTGCAAAAGAATTATGAGCATGATAGAGAATGGTTATCAGTTTGTGGACGCCTATGTGCTTGAAGATATGCAGACCTGCTTTGAACTAGGCACACAATTAGTTAATGAATACAACGAATCTTTATAGATGTTCACGCTTTGTTCTTCTATGTGCGTCAAAATGCGCCCTCTAAAACATTAAAAACCTAGTAAAATCAACAGGAATAGTGCTTGTTTAATATCCTAATATAGTGTATATTATACGTATATGACACAAAAACTTACAAAAAATAATACTTTTAACCTTGTTTACAAAAAAGAATACCAAGATAGTGAAGATTATGATTTCTTTCCTATCTATTATACTATATTCAGAAACATACCTATCAAGTTTTTAAATAAAATTAATAATGATACTTTAAAAAAGAAAGTAAAAACTTTCTGTGATAAAAATTTTATTGAAACTGCTACGAATGCTACAAATCATAGTGAGGTAGAAATACTTACTGGTGATGAATATTACAGAACCTATGAAGATGAGTTTGGTGGTGATATTACTGAATATGATAAATCATTTTTTAATGATTATGGCCAGTTGTGGAACACTAGACAATTCTTTAAATACGATTTTGCGCCTGACTTAACAAAAAGTTTAGACGCTAGAACTTACAAAAATGAACTAAAAAGAGAAGGAGGAAATACATATGGCAAAAGTAGAAACTAATGTATATACATTTAAAGATGATGTAGGTAAAAACCTATACAGATCAAAAAAATACTATACACTTGTTGTTGAACAAGATGTATTGGCAAAAGATAAAGACGAGGCAGATAAAAAGTTTTTAGACTTTGGCGGACTAGATCATAGTAAAATCAGAGACGACTTAACACAAACAAGTGATGGTGTTGAAACTTATGTTGTTGACGCTAATTATACTGACACTGATAATACAAAATATATCGGTAAAGTAAAATATGATACTGACACATACAATCAATCTTTAGAAGAGGCGATTGAGAATGAAGATATCCATATTGACACTTATGCTGATGAAAACGAACCTCATCAATTAACTAAAATTAAATTAGTTGATGGTAAAATAACGATTGAGGAAGCAAAAGAAGAATCAGATATTGATGTTGCTATCAATTTAGAAAATGAAAGTAAACTAGGTAAATAATGAACGGATACTTTGCTATACAATTAGATAAGGCAAGTTGTAATGTTGTTAAAAAAAGAGCAACAATGCCTAATATTGTTTCAGATCATATTACACTTGCATATAAACCTACTAAAAAAATATATGATAAGTTTATAAAGTTAGTCGGTAAAAATGCTGGTGCTGTGATAACTGCTTATAGAGCAAATAATTACATTGACGCATTGTGGGTCAAAGATATGTTCCTTACAGATACAGATAAAAAAATCAAAAGAGCAAACCCAGGTTCTGCTCATATAACATTGTCACTTAAAGATGGTTTTAAACCAGGTGACGCTAACTCTATGTTTAAAAAACCAAAGATAAAGAAAAATGTTATTGGTTATGTAGAGGGTAAAATTAATTACATAAAGTTGAACTAGGAGAAATTATGAGCGATGACGTATTAGGATATTCTTCACATGATTGGCGTAAACACACAGATAACGCTAGAGTTGTAGATGATAAAAATTTAACATATGCAAAAGCGAATGATTGTAGAGTATTATTTGTCAACCCAAAATCATTAAAAGAGGAAGAGGTTGATGTATCCAGACTTATAAGAGTCTTTGTAAATAATATTGAGAGTAATAAAAGGAGTGTTAAGTAATTATGGGCGATACCTTTCAATTAATTCTATTGATTTTTATAATATTAGGGTTGGCATATTGCATTTCCCTAACAATTAGTGCAGAAATAACGCTTGACAAAATTAGTAAAGAGTGCGATAATATAAAGAAACATTTAAATGAAATCATTAAAAAGATCACAAAAAGAGATATATAAAAGTATAAACAGACCGTCTTTCAAAAAGACACTTATGGGTTTTTCATTACCCGATTTAACACTAGATATTAATGGTCTTAAAAGAAATTCTATACCTACGAGTGATAGGATCCCAGGCGCTTGTGTAAAGAGAACTTTACCTAAAGCAAAAATGCCTGCTGGTAAAACAATCGGTATTGCTTACAACAAAGGTAATTATCAAGTTGTTGACGCTGCTGATTTTAAAACAATGGGAAGGAAAGTATGATAAGAGCATACATGATAATAATCACTATGGTGGTTTGTTTCTTAACACTAGGCGGAAGTCTAATGGCAGATGAGAAGAATACAAAGACTATAAGTGAGATAGGTAATGATATTCAACAAATACCTACAAAAGTATCTACTCATTTACAAAACGAGTGGATTAAAACAAAAGAATATCAAAGAGAAGGTTGGGCTGAGAGTAAGGCACAATTTATTAGAACAAAAGAAGCAATAGTATCATTGTTCAAAGGTAAGAACTAATGAATGGCGACTTTGTATATACTAGTGCCAATGATGGCACTAGTTTAATTAGACCTGTCACTGCTAGAGCAGAGACTTGGTTTAAGAAAAACAATATAATCTCAAAGGTAATTGACAATACCGAAGATTATTATGTGATAAAATCTGTTGACGGACCTGATTTATGTCAAAAAATAAGAGAATCAGGCATGGATTTTACAAGTTAAATGCCAGAAGTGTTGATTTTATTGACTATTTTGGGGGTTGACAATAATGCCAAAAACTGATATACTAATAACAAATATGACAAAACTATGGGAGGTCTTATATTATGATAACTAAACAAAGTATATTTAAAGAGTTTGATATTGCAAAACAAAAAGATATTGCAAAATCAAAGAATCCAGAACCGAGAGAAGAAGTATTTACGAATAGACTCGCTGTTCTAAAATCACACAGAGACGCTAAGAAGTCAAACAGAAACCAATACTCTAATTTAGATATTGATTTTGATAATTTAATTCTTGCGTATTCTAGTCCAAGTCCACTAGATCATTTTTACAAAGTGGGTTTCGGAATGACATATGATGAGTATGTTGCTAAAAAAAATGCAGAAGATCAGAAAGAGAAAGACCTTGAAAAAAAGTCTATTAATAATTAGTTGTTGTTTGTTGTTAGTTAATTGTGCTGCTAGGGATGCTCTTGTATCATCTAGTGGCGCAACCACTGGCGCTGTCACTGCTGGGGCAACTTGTTCAACGGTTATCAATGACCCTTATGCAGTTGCGGCTTGTGCTGTTGCAGGCGCTGCTCACGGTGCAGATCAAATCTGGAATGATGACTTCAACAATCATAAGAAATATTTTGTAGATCACTTAATCGGTGCTCCTAACAAACCTAATATTACAAACTGGTATAATCCTAAAACTAAAAATTCAGGTATTATTAAAACAACAAGAACTTGGTATAAAGGTCCTTTCAAATGTAGAGATTACGAATCGACTATTGATATTTCACCATCGTGGCCAATGCAATGGGCAAGTAGTGGTCCTGTAAGAAGAACTGATTTTGGTGTTGCGTGTATGTTACCTGATGGTAGAATTGAGATACAAAAATAATGAAATATAAAGAAGATAAAATATTAGAAGAAATACAAAACTATATTAAGTCAACCTATGGTGAACATTATAGTACTACAAAGGATGGGTTTCAAGTACAAGATATGCTCAGACAATTAGGTATTGATAAAGATTTCTGTCAGGCAAATGCAATTAAGTATTTGTGCAGATACGGAAAAAAAGATGGCAAAAATAGAAAAGATTTATTAAAGGCAATACATTATGTTATTTTATTATTGTCAAGTGAAGACGCAGATAAGGAGAAACTAAACTAATGAAATATCCTATATTTGCAATATTACAATTGATGTTTTATACATTAATATTAATTACATTATCAAAGATTGCTTTTGCTGATGTTGATGGATTGAGAGACGACCTAAATGAAAAAGAATTGAAGAAAGCAAAAATTATAAAAGTAGATACAGGTTTAGAAACATATACAGCAGAAAAAATTAGTTTAAGTGATAATAACACTTTGTATAGTAAAGAGAAAGATAGATTTTTAACACCTGACGGACAATGGTGTTTTGTGACTATCAATATTAAACAACAAGGTGATGAGATTGTTAAAAAAGAAGAATTACATTGTGCAGATACAAAATTTGGGATTACAAAGAGTCAAAAGATTGAAGAATTACAAAAAGAAATAGAACTAGAAAAAGCAAGAAAACCTGGTTATTGGGAATTATTTGCTGAGTTTTATTATAGAGATTCAAATGCACCGTTATATTGTAGAAAATATGCAAGACCACAATCATGGTTTAAGAGACCTGGCACGGTTTGTTTGAATCCAACTGGTAAATGGGAGGTGATGAAAAGATGATAAAATTGTCATTTACTATAATTGTTCTTTGGGTCTTACTGGCTCTCAACTGGGAACAATTTAATACAACGGTTGATAAGTATCAGCTTGTTGACAAGACTAGAGAGTTAGTGTATAATATGAAGGAGAAGGTAATAAATGATGAATAAGTATGTGAAAATATTGTTTGTAGGCGTGTTAAGTTTGCTTGTTGCGAATTGTACAGCAAATAAAACATACACTATCAAACAAGAAAAAGGTAAGGCTGTTGCAAAAGTTCCTGCCTGGTACATGAATGACTACAATAAGAAAAAAGAATGTGGCACTACTAAATTCGGTAAGAATAAAGATAAAGAGTGTATATTCGGTGTAGGTACTTCAGTGTCTCCAGACCTTGAACTTGCAATAGAAAAGGCATCCCTAATCGCTAAGGCAGAAATGGCCGATATGATTAAGGGTGAAATGAACAAGAAGGCAAAAATCTTTACAACTGAATTAGGTAAAACTAATACAAAAACGGTTGTATCAGATGTAGAAACGACTCTTGTTAACATAATTAAAAATACACCTGTTAGAGGATACGAAGTATTCAAAACAGAGGTAACTATGACGAAGAATGGTTACTATCGTGCTTGGGTTGGTTTAAGATTGCCACTAGGTGACGCTAACAAGATGTATGATTATGCAATCGAAACGGTTGTTGACGCTTACGAGTTGAAGAAACTTGCTGAGAAAAAATATGACGAAGTAGAAATGATTGCTAAAGAGGACAAAGTAAATGAGTAAAGTAGTTGTTTATTCAAAAAACAATTGTACTTTTTGTACCAAGGCCAAAAACTTATTAAAGAGTGTTGGCCTTGAATACACAGAGAAGAAGATGGAAGATTTTAAAGATGTCAACGATATGTTTGATGACATAGGCAAACCTGTAAGAAGTATGCCACAAATTAAAGTAGATGATAAATTAGTAGGCGGATATAATCAGTTAGTAGAATATCTTGCTGACAAAGGTCTAGTTAATTTTAAAGGTGAAAAGATATAATGATGACAGATAAGAAGGACGATAAAGATAATATAATTATCTTTCCTAAAGTAAAACAGGAACCTAAAAAACAGATTTCAGCCAAACATCAAAAAGAATTAAAAGATTTACAGGCAAGATTATTTGTAACCACATTGATGGAAAAAGTACAAGATGAATTGTTTATATTGTTTGGGCAGAACTCTATTCAAACAGATGACGCTCAATTTCAAAAAGACTTTGCTTTCATAATGGAGAGTGTAAAGTCATGTCTGTATAGAGATTTTAGTTTGAAACATAATTTACATAACATTGTTGACCGTGTTGCTCAAAGTGTAGCTGCAAATGGCAAGATACTAAAAGAGGGCGAAGAAGACAAATTAAGTTATGTACAAATGGATTATTCTGATATTTTATTTAGAAGTAAAATAAGGAAAAAAGATTTACCACCAGAGACTCTTAAAAAGTTAGAAGAGTTAATTAGTAAACATCAAAAAAAAGATGATGATGGTGACAAAATTACCTAAAGCACTTGGTAATACTTTGTGTAGTAAAGTGCCACTACACAATTTACAAATTGAGGCACGTTATATAAGGAGTAATAATGTTTAAATCATTATTCGGTGACTCGGCAAGAGTTATATCAAAATCAAAAAAAGTATCAAAAAGAGGCAGAAAAACTATGTCTAAAAGACAAAAAGTTTTAAACCTTTTAAACAAAGGTGAGTCAGTTTCTTGGAAAGCATTAAGAAGCAGATTCGACTTAACATCGCCTAGAGCGTTAGTTGATACATTAAGAGCAGAAGGTAACATGATCTATGTTAACAAATCTGCTAAAGGTACATCATACAGAATGGGTGTTCCAACAAAAGCGATAATCGCTGCTGGTATCAAAAAGTTATACGGAACTCCGTATGCTTACAGAAATGCGTAATTCAGATTACACATTTAAGGTGTGGGGTGAAAACCCCACATCTAATTCTTATATAAATAAGAATAAGGAGAATTAAATTATGCCTACAACAACGACAAGTGCATTGAACAACATGGCGATGTCAGGTTCATCAGCACCTTTATTTTTTGAGATTTTTAGAGAACTAGATAAAGCAGAAACAGAAGCTGCTAAACTAGATATTTTAAGAAAAAATGACAGCACACCAATGAGACAAGTACTCAAAGGTGCGTTTGATCCTAAAATCGTATGGGAGTTACCTGAGGGTACACCACCTTACAAAGAAAATGAAGCGCCTGCTGGTACTGAACACACTACCTTACATAGTGAAGCAAGAAGACTACACTATTTCATCAAAGGTGCTAATGTTCTCAATAAAGCAAAACGAGAAATCTTGTTTATTCAAATGCTAGAGGGTTTACAGGCCGAAGAAGCAAAACTATTATTAAATGTTAGAAACAAAAATTTATCTAATGTTTATAGTGGTTTAACGGCAGACCTAGTTAAAAAAGCGTTTGGTTGGACCGAAAATTTCGTACAATCTAAATAATTGTATCTGATTCGATACAAATACAACTTTAGGGTGTAGAACAAAAGTAGAACATCTACTTGACACAATGTCACACCCTAATTTCCCTATATAATTCAATATAAAAAACGGACTATTATTCCATTATTTGCTTGTTTACTATACCCATTTCTGATATATTATGAGTATGAAAACAATTAATACTTACATTATGAAAGGAAATAAATAGTTATGAGTAAAGTTAAACAATACTATACAGATATTGCAGAAACCAAAGTTGATAAGATTGTCAAAAGTTATACTGATAATTTAATCACTGAACAAACTGCTATAAAAGACATCATGGATGTTGAGAACGTAAACTTACTTAATATTGATGATGAAAATGTTGGCGAAGTTTTATATTATGCCAAAGAAGACCTAAAGGTAATGCAGTAATGAAAAAAGTTATTGTAATATTCTTTATATTTTATTTTTGGGTATATGCTCTTGCAAATGCTTTCTCAAAAGCAAATGCTGACGAATATACAAACGCAGTAGTAGGTCATGTAATAGTTGAGACAATCAATGGTAACATGAATCATGGTGCGTTATTAGAGAGTGAGTTAAATAAACTTGCTCACAATTTTGCGATTGAGTCTATGGTTATATTACAGAAATATCTTCCGTCTATATTAGAAGGTATTGCTGCTGATATGAGACTTGAAGCAGACAAAAAGTATAAGTGCAAATTACTAGAAGGATCACCTAATGGATGTAATTAGTACTATAAACTATTATTTGAATACACTTTATACATATGTGCCAAAAGATTTAGTTATAATTATTTTGTCCATATTGACTTTGTTATTAATACAAACTATTAATGATAAGAGGAAAAAGAAGAATGAGGAAGAAAAATAAAACAATGTCAAGTGCTGCTAAACTTAAAAGAACTATAACTAGACAATGCTCTATTAAGAAAAAATATGCTACTACTTACAAAGATATTAAAAAGTATTTCAAAGAGTTTAACAGAGTTGTATTTAGAAATAAACTATCTGCCTTTGGTGATGTATTAATCAAAGACCTAACTAGAGAGAAGTGTATGGGTCAAGTGGTTACTATGGAGTGGAAAAGAAAAGGTACTAGATTTTACAAATTAGAAATGGAACCATCATATAAAAGTAAAAGAGACTTTTTAGATACACTGATCCATGAAATGGTACATTTATATCAAATGCAAAACTTAGGAGATAATGGTACTCACAATGACCTATTCTGGTCGTTTGAACCTAAAGTGCAAAAGATCGGTTTAAGATTATAAAAAATTTATTATATTATGTTTAATAGTGAGAAGAATTATATTGATGAATGGTTAAAGAAACAAATTAAAAATGGTGTTTCTATAATCAATGATGTGTTAGAAGGCAAAAAAGATAAAGTTGTTTATTACACAGGTCATTTACACAAAGATATCCTAGACAATTTTCCAGGCAAAACTAGTAAAAAAATATTCAAAAGTTATAGAGTGCTTTTAGATAACAAGACTCTATCATTTACACAAAAAAGATTTAGCGAACATGGTTATGAATATATGGTGAGGAGGGTGCATGAAGTTAAATAAAAAACACAAAGAACTAATTAAAGGTTTAATAAAAGGCAAAGGTTATTTTAAAACACCTAGAGTGCCTAAGGATACAAATGATAAAATGCTTGACGTTTTATTACCTTTGTACTTAAAAGGCATTTTAATATTTCAAAGAGAATACAATGTGCCTTTTATAGGTCCAGTAAATGAACATAAGGTGACACATAAACATTATGTGATTACTACACAAAGAGATACAAAGAATCTACGTAAAATGCTAAAACATGGAGAAGTGAATGATTAGAAAAGTCAAAGAAGATAAACCAACAAAACCAATACCAATGTGGAAGAAAGTTGCATATTCAGTACTAGTATTAGTATTAGTTTTTGTAAGTGGTTCGTTTTATCCTAATCCTTACACATTACATAAAACGAAAAAATCAGTAGAAGCATATTATACTGATTGGGCAAATAAATTAGGTCTACAAGAACCTAGTATGGAATATGAAAATGATGTGCAGTTTGTAAAGGCATTAAGTAAATGTATTGATTACATAAACTTTACAACACCTAGAATGGAAAGAGTGCCTTATGAAATGATTATGGGTCAGGCAGCATTAGAGTCTGCTTGGGGTACAAGTAGATTTGCAATAGAAGGTAATAACTTATTTGGTATTAGAACTTGGGGCGATCACCCTGGTATGTTGCCCAAAGGTTTTCCTAAAAACAACCCATGGCAAGTTAGAGTTTTTCCTAGTAAATGTGCTAGTGTAAAAGAGTATGTAAGAATATTAAACAATCATCCTGCTTATGAAGAGTTTAGAAAGTTAAGAACTAAACAATTGGTTATGAATAACAACATGGACGCAATTGCTTTGATTAAAACATTAACAAAATTTTCAACTACACCTGATTATGCCGAGAGGGTAATTAGAATAATTGAAAGAGTTAGAAAACTAGAGAATACGGTTGCAACTGATAAGGCAGTAAATGAACCTAAGAAAAAAGTGCCACCTAAAGAGAAGGTTTCTAACATTGTTTTACCAAAAGATAAACCTGAGGAGATTAAATGACATTAGGATTCGGATTAGGAATGATGTTGTTTTCGTCTAGTATCTGTATTGTAGGTGCTTTCGCTTTATTATATCTCTACGATAAACACAAAAAAGAAGAAGAGAGAAAAGAAAAAGAAAAAAGAGAGAGACCACATACTTACTATGGTGATGACACCGTTTGAAAAAGAAAAACGAAGGAGATTTTTAGTGACGTTATCTAAAATGAAATTAAAAAAGAAATACAAGGTAGATAGAGCAGACTACCAAGATGTTGCAGATTGTATTAGAAGTGACCAAGTTCCTGCTAGCGCAATTGCAGAATATTTTAATGATAAAGTATTCTATAAATGGTACAAAAACAAATACCTATGAAGATAAGATATTACAAAGAGATTGATGGTTGGCGTTGGGTAGGTTTTCTATTAGCAATGATTGGCGCTTTTGTGTTGTCAAATGCAGATATTCACACACAATGGATAGGTTGGGCAATAGCAACAATATCTTGCAGTATATGGATTTACATGGGTATTAAAGATAAAGACACACCTAGAGCATTGATGGAAACAATGTATTTACTTTTAGCAATCAGAGCAATCTATAACTGGTTAACATAAATATTATAATGTTTTTAACACTACTAACATTTATATCAGCAATTGCTATCTCTATGATAGCAGCAGGATATTCTATACTAGGACTAGCAACTTTATTTGCTGGTGCAGCCGTACCTATTATTGCAATGGGTTCAGCATTAGAAGTAGGTAAGTTAGTAGCCGCATCTTGGCTCTATCATAACTGGCGCTCAGACATACCAAAGTCCTTAAAGGCATATCTATTTACAGCAATCATAGTTTTAATTTTTATAACATCAATGGGTATCTTTGGGTTTCTATCAAAGGCACACCTAGATCAAGTTAAACCTACAGCAGGTAATCAGGAACAGATATTACTTATAGACAAAAAGATTAATCAACAAAAATCAATTATTGAAAGAGCAGAGAGAACACTTGAACAATTAGATAAGGCACTTGATGTTTATATTGACAAAGAATATGTTAGTAGGGGATTAAAAGAGCGAAAGAAACAAAAAGAAGAACGAGACCTGTTGAATAAATCAATAGACGAAGCAATGGGAAAAATAGCGGAGTTGAACAATGCCAAATCGTCAATAACCATAGAACAATTAAAATTAGAAGCGGATGTGGGTCCATTAAAATATGTCGCTGAGTTGATTTATGGTGATGAGGCTAAAGATCATTTTGATTCCGCAGTAAGAATTATCATATTAATACTTATATTCGTATTTGACCCACTTGCAGTATTATTATTGATTGCTGCTAATATATCATTGAGACAATGGAAAATGAAGAGAAATTTAACTAAACAAAACTCTGAAAAAAAACAAGCAGATAGATTAAAAAGATTAGAAAAGAAAACTAAAAATCTTAAAAAAAAAGATAGAGACTTTAGAAAATTATTGTCAACAGATATTAACGAATTAAATCCCGATGAAATCAAATTAAAACTGAATCAGATATACGATTGGAATGATAAAAAATAATAATATAATGAAAAATGACTATAAAATCAATGAAAAAGACGCTTGACAAAATAAAAGATTTGTTATACAATAATAGATACATGAGAACAACTGAAGATATAAAGGTTTATATTCCAATCGAAGTCAGACGTTTAGACGCATTAGCAAGTGCTTGTAAGAAAGCACAAAATGATGACTTCAAAGCATTGTGGTATCAAAAAATGATGGACCTTGCAAAAGAATATAAACTAGTAAAATACGTAACCGATAAATTAATACACTAATGAATATATTTTATGTAGATAAAGATCCTGTTAGAGCAGCAGAAATGATGTGCGATAAACACATTATCAAAATGATATTAGAATCTGCTCAAATGCTTTGTACTGCTAAAAGAGTTTTAGACGGTACAGAATATTTTGATACTACAAAGAATGGTAGAAAAATTAAAAGATGGCGTTTAGAAAATGCTAACGAAGAAGCAATAGTTTACAAAGCAGGTTGGTTAGGTCATCCTAGTACACAATGGGTTTTGAAGTCTGCTTACAATTACATATGGTTGTACAAACATATGATGGCACTAAACGAACAATACAAATTAAGATGGCAAAAAGATAAAGACCACGTATCAATAACAAAATTAGGTCAACTATTATC